CCATACATGAGACCGAATGGGGACTTTACTGGAATTCGTGATGCCTGATACTTATTAGAATTGTCTTCTTGGGGTCCAAAAGACGAGAGCGCAGAAAGGGCAGGCAGTGCAGAAAGCACGCCAAGACTATCGCCAGCTTGTGATATAGGTGTAGCCTTTTTCCCGCCACCCGTGTCATCTGAAGGTATATCAATACTACCTAAACCCCCACCACCGCCCCCAGAGCTTCCGGGACCACTGCTTATGCCGCCAATCCCTTCTGCTCCCCCGCTACTTGTATCAGAAAAATTTGGCGCAAATTGACCTGTTGAATCAAAATCAAAATCAAAGCCTTGTCCGGGGGTAAAACCTAATGCTCGGTCAATTGCGGACCCGACTGCAGCAATGTTGTTGCTAGGTGTAATACCTAATCCTTGATTAACCGTATCAGTAATTGCTTGGTTAGCTTTTGCGCCAAGCCCAGTTACATTCATACCAAAACCAACCACGTTGGAGGGTATACCGGTAAGGCTTGAAATAGTTTGATTCATAACCCCCATAGCGGTATTAGCAGCGGCTTTCCCCATATTACCGTTCAACACTGCCGTAAATGTACCTACAGGAAGCCCTAGCTTAGACGCTGCAATATTAACTGCTGTATTAGCAACTGTCTGCCCCGGGGAAATCCTGCCTTCAATAATACCCGCTATTCCTTTAAGCCCCGTCATAAACGCATTTGCGCCTGGGACAGCCGACAGCAACGCAGGGATGCCGATATTTTCAATCGCCCAGTTCGCCCGGGACGAAGCAATCAGGTTGTCAACGGTTTGGCTAGGGTTGCGAGGATTGATGCCCTCCATCTTCCCGTAGCCCATATCCTCCAGTTGGTCGAGGATCGAGCGAGCCTCCTTACCCCTCGACGAACTCCAATTGCTACCGATCCTGCCTGACGCGTAGTCTGCAAGGACTTCAGGGTCCTCGGGAGACATAGGTCCAGCGATGTTTAGCCCAGGTCCGGTGCCACCAAAGACAGATGAAATTTGATCTCGGACATCAGTGCCGCCCGGTCCGGGTCCAGCATCGTAACCACCAAAATTACCGATGCTATCGAACCCACTCATGCCGACGCCGTCGGCGGCGCTTACATCACTGCCACCACCGCCAGGATCTCCACCACCCCCGCCACCACCGCCAGGGTCGCTCCCACCAGACGGATCTCCACCGCCGCCTTCGCCGCCGTCGTAGAAGTGTGCGATGCCGTATTTATCGATCTTCATGTCAGATCCCAGAACGACAGAGCACCGATGGCCGTGTGCGTACCAGACAAGTTGCGGACAGCCAGCGTATAGATGTCAGACGTGCCGCCGATAGTCGCGCCCAACTGGAGGTCCCAGTTGTAGTCCCCACTGCCTGCGATGACCGTGCTGGACTGCGTAGATGACAAAACAAACTGCTGCTGCACGATGGTCCCGCCTGTGTACGAGGTGGCAGACAAGTCCCGTTCGACGTTGGTGGAGTCCGTTGCCCCCCAGCTTGCGCCCGTCAGCGTCGGGTTCTTCACAAGAACAACCTCAAAGGTCGTTGGTGACGCGGCTGTAGGCAGGACAGAGTATCCATCAGGAACGACAACAGCGCCAGTCCTGCCTGAAGCTAAACGGATGGAAACCAGCGGCACGAACGTCGTACCGATGCTGGAGTTAGCTGTCGTCATACGCGCCACGTTGAGCGCCACCTTCTTCTCGTAACCACCCTCGCTGATGACCGTCGAGCAAATCTGCTTGAGCGTGGCCCCGGTACTGGCACCGGTATTGGTGATCTCGTAGCGCACCGGCAGGATCGCCGTCGTCATGTAAACGTCAGTCAGGTTGTTGGCGTTCTGGAAGGTGTGGCAGACCACATACTCGCCGTTGATTATGAAGCCACAGCGCACCGACCCGACGCCGAGCCACTCGAAGTCTTCCCAGAAGATCTGCGCCTTGGTCAGGTCAAGGGTAAACCCTGAGTCACCTGCGCCGTTGAGCCTGTCACCGTTCCAGTCGGCCTGAGCTACGCGGGTGTCCACTGCTGCGCCGCTGACGTAGGTGCGCCGGGTGATGTAAACATCAGCCCCGTCTCGCTCAAGGAATACGCCATTCTGGGTGTTGAAGTAGCCGATACGGATGCGCTGGTTGGCGCTGGCCGTCGGCATCACAAAAGTGTTCATCACCAGCAGAGACTTACCCGGCTGGTACGGAAACGACCTGTAAGTCTGACGAACTACCTCATCACCAGATGCGCCAGTGACATTCAAATTCACCGTGCTTGCATTGGCGGTATACGATACATTAGCAGCGCCTGTCGTAGTTTCAGCAAACAGATCGTTCTTCTCGTAGCGGTTCTGTGAGTCAAAGAGGGTGTAGGGCGAGCTTGACCGCGCTCTGCCGAAGGCATCGATGGCACCACCGAAGAACCGGACGTTCACAGGTTGAGCGTTCACGATCTGCTCCAGCAGGTTGTCCAGTTGGTTGAAGTACAGCCGCAGGATGTTGAGAACATTGTCAAGGTATCGCCGGTCGTATTGATCCGTCGCGTTAGGTAGCGTCGGCGCTCGGAAGCGCTTGAAGATGCTGGCCCAGATAGACATAGGTCAGCGCCTACCATCCTGCCGCAAATCCAGTCGTGGGCTACCCAACTGCCACGTCATGTCCAACTGATTGGACTCCACCTGAATCGCCAACTGCCGCCCACGCACTCGTGTGTAAACCTGCCCAGTGAATTTCTCGACAGGGATCGTCGCCGTGCGGGTGACCGTGGCGTAGCTCTTCTGCGCCACAGAGTGGTTCTCTGGATCGCCGGGATCGGTGTTGATATAGCCTGAACCAGAGTTAGCCAACGGATACAAGGACATCGTCACCTGCGGGCTGTTGGCAGTGGAGCCGTCGAACGTGATGTCCGGGATCATGCGCCAGATGAACGAGAAGTTGTGCCCGTCGTCGATATCAAACTCGGAAGACAGGATGTAGGCGTTGATCGGCTGAGGCGTACCCGTCTCGTTGTCATTAAGCCCTGCCTCATGATTGAGCAGGTTGTGCTGGTAGCCTGCCGCCATCGGATGCTCTCTCAGGCCACTATCGATCCATGCCGTGCGGGCCATCGTGCCGTGATACCAGACGTTCTCCACATAGTTGAAGATGACGTAGCGGTCGACCGTGGTGGAGTTGCGTGAGCAGTAGAACCACCAGACCTCGTTGAAACCTTCGTTGGTCCCGGCAAAGATCTGATCAGACTGCTCCAGATTGATATCGTTGAAGATGTAGCGCCTCAGATCGCACACCTGCGTTTGCACGCGCCCGTCGTAGCGGTAGAACTTGTCCCGGCCCATCCAGAAGATCACGCCCGAAGCGATGGCCTTGGCGTTGGGTCCGATGATGCTAATGTTGTCGCCCAGAATCTGGGTGCCCCAGACAATCGGCGGGCCGAGGTACTGCATGCCGTAGAGCGCGGAGTCCGTCCAGACGATGATTTCCTGACGAGACTGCAGGCATGTGATGATCTCTGAGCCCGTGGACAAGCGGATATCTCCGGCTTGGTTGGTCGCTGCCGGTGTCCATACTGCTACGTTTTCCTGATCGCTCCAGCGAATCAGCATTGGGTCGATGTCCGTACCGCCTAATGGATTGGTACCGAACACCAAGGTAAAGCGCGAAGCATCCGAGACGATGAGGCTGTTCTGCACCACCGGGACATCTGATGCCCCAGCCAACGCGGAGACAAGCAAAGCCCGATTAGAGATTGTTTGTGTACCAGATTGGGTGCCGGTCGTTGTGATCGCAGTACCACCTGGGGTTGCCGCAAGGCTGAACGTCGTGCCAGACGAGTTGACAACGTAGTACACCACGCCAGGAGACAGGCCGGTAGGAAGCTGCCCTGTTGTGTTGAGGACAACCGCCATCCCGTCAGCAAAAGCCACAGAGGTCGTCAGCACTCCCGGAGAAGCAATCGTGATCGTGAACGCAGGGGGAGAAATCCCCGTGCTTGCGTCCCAGTAGTAGATCCCTCCACCACGCGGGCCGAACACAAGGTCTTCGCCGTAGTTGCTCTGACTCCACAGCCGCAGCGCCGTGTTGGTCTGCGAACCGTTACCCCAAGTACCAAGCCCCCAACCACCACCGCCCCAGCCCACGGACGGCAAGGCGATATCTGCGCCTGATGCGATCTCATACGCTGCGTAAACAGTAGTACCACCCCCACCCGAGACAGTGCCTGCAGCGGTTGCGCCCGCATCAATAGTGTACGTTGTGGCAGATGGTGTCGAGAGGATCTGGAAGTTGCCGTTGAGGTTCAGCCCGCTGACCGTCGCTGCGTTGCTGAACGTGACAAAGTCACCGACCTTGTAGCCACCTGCCGCGTCTGTGACTGTGACGACGCTCGTCCCATCGGTTGCAAACGGACCATTGAGTGTGACGGTGGCACGGATGGGCGTGATGTCGTTATAAGCACCGCCCGACTCGATGTAAAACTTCAGGTTAGTGCCCACCCCCATCAGGTTCAAAGTACCCAGCGTCGCCCAGTTCCACAGGGAACGGCAGATGCCGAGGAAGTAGTTGACGGAGAAACGCTCCCACCCGCCGATCTTCTCAGGCGTGCCTTGACGGAACCGGACCTTGTCAGAGTTGAACCAACCGCCTTCAGTGGTGTAGCGGGTGTTCTCTTTATTTACACCGGGGCGAAG